CCCTAGATTTCCCCGCTACATGGAAGGAGTGAACGCATGGACACGCGAACAGTTGGCGATGCCGAGTACGCCGGTGCGGCTGCTGGCATGCAGGACACGTACGGCAGGCCACGTCCAGCCACTGGCGACCTTGTCGGCGGCTTTACCGGCGGCAAGCGGTGGTCAGGCACCGTTGAGTGGACGGACGGCGACCGCGTCACGGTGGACGTTGGCGGCGGCTGGGTCGCCGTAAGCATCCACGACATCACGTATTGCAGGACCGTTGGCCAGCGGAGCTAGCCAGCGAAAGGAGTGCGGCGGAGCCGCAGTAGCAAGGACGCAACAACCACCCGCCGAGCAGGACGCGGAGCGGGCTTTTTCAACAACGCAGAAAGGGACGCGATGACCACGACGATTGCAAACACGAACGACCGCAAGAGCATCTTGCTGAGCATGGCCACGAAGTTTGGCATGGAGCCAGCGGCCTTTGAGGCCACGGTGCGTGCCACCTGTGGCTGCGACAAGGCCACAAAGGAGCAGTTCGCTGCCTTCCTGCTGGTGGCCAACGAGTACGGGCTGAACCCGGTGACGAAGGAAATCTACGCCTTCCCAACACGGGCTGGCGGCATCCAGCCCATCGTTGGCATCGACGGGTGGATGACAATGGCCAACAACCACGGTGCCTACGACGGCATTACGTTCGTGGACAGGCTGGGCGATGACGGGCAGCTGTTGGCCATCACGGCCCAGGTGCACCGGAAGGACCGCAGCCATCCGGTGGAAGTCACTGAGTATTTGGCCGAGTGCCGCCAGGGCACGGAGCCATGGAAGAAGTGGCCAGCCAGAATGCTTCGCCACAAGGCAGCCATTCAAGCCATCCGCTACGCCTTCGGATTCTCTGGCATCGTCGATCCCGACGAGGCTGATCGGATGCGTCAGCCGCAGGTGAGCGTGACGGTGAACCACCACGCCGAGCCGCTTCAGCACCGCAGGTTTTCAGGCAAGCAGGAAGTGCCGGCGTTGACCGTTGAGTCCGAGGACCGTGGCCAGGAGTTTCCGCACGAAGCCGCAGAGCATGAGGTGCGTGCATGAGCCAGACCGACGTGGTGTACCTGGCCGAAGAGATCCGCAACCGCTGCCTGCATCTGCAACTGTGGCTGACAGACGAGGCAGGCAAACGCCTTGCCGCTGCGGCGTGCACGTTGTCGGAGCAGTTGCTGGCGGAAATGCGTGGCGCTGCGCCAATGCCTGAAACCAAGCCGGGGAACTGGACAGGAGACTGATCTTTGCGACCGGCACGCGATTGCCGCAGCGGCTTTGTCATCGGAGCCGCGTTCGCCAGCCAGCCGGCAGTGCTGACAAACACCGGCAGTTGAAGCGGCTGTCATTCTCCAGCCGTGATTCAATCGGATGCCGCACGACACGCGGCCAATACACGGAAAGGAATCCCATGAGCGACTACTACGCACAGGCCGTTGACTACGGCCCGCTGTTCGCAGAGCGAGCCCCGAGCGTCAACGGCTCAATCACGTCGGCCCAGGCCGCCGATTCGCTCGGGCCGGCGACGCTCAACGCGCTCCAGCGGAAGGTGCTCGATCTGCTCAAGGCCACGCCTGACGGGCTGACTGACGAAGAGCAGCAGCGGCTGCTGGAGATGAACCCCAGCACGCAGCGGCCACGGCGGATTGAACTTGCACGGCGTGGTCTTGTGGTGACGTGCGGCACCAGGCGGACGGCGTCCGGACGGAATGCGGATGTTTGGAAAGCAATTTGAAAGGAGTCTGTGCAATGACTGCGACTGCGACTGCGACTGAACTGAAAAACCATCCTGCGGCCGATGCGTTCCCGATGATGGACGACGGCCGGTACGGCGAACTGCTGGCGGATGTGCGGCACAATGGGCAAGTCATGCCCATCACAGTCTGCGACGGCATGATCCTCGATGGGCGCAACCGCTACCGCGCGTGCGTCGAGTTGGGGATTGAGCCAGAGACTCGCGAATACAGCGGCGACCCGTGGGCCTACGCTTGGTCTATGAACGGGGCTCGGCGCGACCTCGAAGCCACCGTCCGCGCGTTGATCTTCAAGCGGTGTGAAGACGGGTCGGCGAAGCGTGCTGCGAAGATTGCTGAGGAAGGCAACAGGAAGAAATCAGAAGCGGCTGCGGCAGGAAAGGTCGGCCGTGCAGCAGCAAAATCTAAGAGTTCAGACGCATCTCACGATGATGTGCGTCTAAAAAAGAGCGGAAAGAACGTCGCGCTGCCGGCTCGCGCCGCCGAAGCTAAGGTATCGCCGGCCACGATGGCCCGCGCTGACCAAATCGCAAAGCGGCCAGACCTTGAGAAGAAGGTTGTGGCCGGAAAGATGAAGCCCGCCGAGGCGCTACGCGAGATCCGCAGCACGAAGCGCCGCCAGGAGCTTGACGAGGCTGCTGCCAAGGCTGCGGCCGAGCGTCACAAGTCGGATCGCCCGAAGTGGTCGATTATCAACGGCGACGTGATCCAAGGGCTTGAGTCTGTCCGCGATGAGCACGGCCCGGCGCGGCTCATCTTTACCGACCCTCCATACAACATCGGCATCGACTACGGCGACGGCGAGCAAGCCGACCGGCTGTCTGACTCCGCCTACATGAAGTGGGTGCGGCAGTGGTTCGCCCTGTGCTGGGACTGCCTGACCGATGACGGCTCGCTGTGGGTGATGATTGGCGACGAGTACGCCGCTGAGTACGCCGTCGAACTCAAGGCCACGGGGTACACGGTTCGCTCGTGGATCAAGTGGTACGAGACGTTCGGCGTGAACTGCTCGAACAAGTTCAACCGTACCAGTCGGCACATTTTCTATGCCGTCAAAGACCCTGCGGCGTTCGTCTTCAATCCCGAGGCAGTGACTCGCCCCAGCGACAGGCAGGCCAAGTACGGCGATAGCCGCGCGTCAGCGGGCGGGAAGATTTGGGATGACGTGTGGCAGATCCCACGGCTGACCGGCACCTGTTCCGAGCGGATACCCGACTTCCCGACGCAGCTGCCGTTGGCCCTGGTCGAACCGATCGTGCTTTGCGCCTCAATGCCCGGCGATCTTGTAGTTGATCCGTTCAACGGCAGCGGAACTACAGGAGTGGCTTCGGTTCGGAACGCACGCAAGTACGTCGGAATTGAGAAGAGCGAAGCGTTTGCAGACATGGCAAGCAAGAGGATCACAGCGTCATGACAGAGAACGACCTTCATCTGTGCTGCGCAATCCACAGGGCGAATCTTGGTGGCGGCGACAGGCCAACTAAGGACCAGCGCGAACGCGCTGCAATTTCAGTTGTCATTGAATGGATCGACCTGACTGGTGACTCATTTTTTCCGTTCACGATTGATCAGATCGCGCAATGGAGCATCAGTCTTCGTAAGTCCAAAGAAATGCAAATGAAGGTCGAGATTGCTCTGGCGCACGGAACCGATTGCTACTTCAAGCATCGCGGAAAGGGACCATGCTCGGACGAGGTCGAGGCAGGACATGTTTGGCAGCGGTGCAAGGGAGGCCCGCTGACTGTTGAGAACGGGCAGATTGAGTGCCGCGCCCACAACAATCAGCGGCGAGAGATGTCCATTGAGGACTACTTGAGGAGCGACCTGACAACGGAGGCCACGGATGGCCGGTGAATGGATTCCCCTTGACTGCAACCTCGGGACAAAGCCCGAGGTGCTCGAGCTGGTGGACGAAACCGGACTGCCTGTTGAGGTGGTCTGCTGGCGTCTCATCCAGTTGTGGTCATGGGCCTCCATGAACACCGCAGACGGCACAATCCGTGCGACCGCGTCACGGATCGCGACGGCCTGCGGCGGTGACGAGGCGTTTTGGCTGGCTGTGGCTCGCGTGGGCTGGCTCCGTTTTGACGGGCCGCACGCGACTATTGAGGGCTGGGAAAAGCGGTTTTCCCGTGCTGCCAAGGCTCGCATGGAAGACGCACGCCGGAAGGCTGCTGACAGGGCTGTCCGGCGTTTGTCCAGCGGTGCGTCCGAAATCTGTCCAGAAAAAACCGGACTAGAGGAGAGGACAATACAAGACAGGAGAGAAGAGAAGAAAGACATACCGGCTGCGCCGGTTCCCACGAGCGATCCGGCAAAGCCGTCACGCTCGCGGGCGAAGTCTGCCATCTCGTGGAATGCTGACGCAGGGTGGCAGGGCATCACCGACGCCGACCGGCAGGAGTGGGCCGCCGCCTACCCCGGTGCCGTGATCGACCAGGAGCTCGCCAAGGCGACCGCCTGGCTTAAGGCGAACCCGACCCGTGCCGGCAGACGCAACTGGCGACGCTTCGTCGTGGGCTGGCTGCAACGCTGCCAGGACAAGGGCGGCACGCACCGCGAGCCTGGCCGGCGGCCAGACGAGAAGCCGCCGCCACAGGTCTGGCGTGACCAGTACCGCCCTGCGCCGTACCGCCGGCCCAAGGAGGTCGAGGAGCTTGCGGCGGCACTCAAACTCAAGGACGAGCAATGACACAAGAAACACGCCAAGCACTGACGCCACGCCAGCAGGAAGCCTTTGATTTCATCAAGGCGAACGCCTGCCTGTACGGGCCAACCGTCCGCGAGATAGCCGCTGGGCTATCGATCAAGCACCACAACGCTGCGGCACGTCACATCGAGCAGCTGGAGGCCAAGGGCTACATCAAGCGCATCCCAGGAAAAGCACGTGGTATTGAGGTGATCGCATGACAAACGACAACCCGTACGAACTACCGGCCCCTTCCGTTGTTGCCGACCTGTGTGCTCAGCGTGCGTGGGATGACCACGTGGATGATGACACGCGGGTGCGGCTGGAGTTTGCTGCCGACACCATACGCCTGCTGATGAAGCGTTGCGTGGAGTTGGCCGGTTTGTTTGAGCGATTGGAGGCGGAACTGTGAGCCTCGAGCAGATCACCGCCGTGTGCATCGGCATGACGTTCAACGCCTGCACTTTCGTGCTTGGCGTGTTGGTTGGTTGTTCTCTACGAAAGCGAAAGGATTCCCATGAGCACAGCGACGAAGGAGCGAAAAAAGACCAAGGCTGGTGGCATCACGTTGAGCGCCGCCACGTTGAAACAGGCACTGGCTCAGGTGAGCGCAGCGGTTCCCAGCAGGCACGCCAAGTTGATCCTGGCGAACGTCCTGCTATCGGACGGCGTGTTGACCGGCACCGACCTTGAGGTGCGGATCGACGCGGAGATTGACTACCACGGCCCTGCAATGCTGCTGCCGCATGGCAGGCTGTCGGCAATCCTGTCGGCCGCTGGTGGCGACGAAGTCACACTGACGCAGGAAGACAGCAAGTGCACTGTGTCCTGCGGCAACGGAACGTGGACGCTGCCAACGGAAGATGCTGCCGAGTATCCGACGTGGTGCGTGACTGGCGGAAAGCCTGTGTGCCGGCTGCCTGCTGACCAGTTCTGCCGTGCTGTTGCTGGCGTGGTCTACGCCTGCGATGAGGAAAGCAGTCGTTACGCACTGGGCGGTGTGTGCCTGGATGTGCATGGAGGCACGGTTACGCTGGTGGCCACGGACGGCTGCCGGCTTTCTTCTGTTGAGTGTGAGGTTGACCAGGCTGTTGATGACGGCCAGACGCTGGTGCCGGCCCGTGCACTGGGAGTCATGCAGCGACTGGCAGCCGGCAGCGAAAGCGCCGTGCAGCTGGAGGCCAGCGGCACTGAGTGCGTGATGACCGTGGATGGAATTACGGTCACGGCACGTCTGCTTGAAGGCAAGTTCCCGAAGTGGCGGGACGTGATCCCCACCCGTGACGCCAAGTGCACCACGGTGACCAGCAGCGAATTGCTGTCCGCCACCAGGGCGGCGGCAATCGTGACAACGGAAGATTCACGCGGCGTGCAGTTCGCATTCAACGGCGAAGGCATCTGGCTGCACGGGCAGTCGGCCGTTGCCGGCGAGTCATCCGTGACGTGCCCGGTTGTCGAGTCGGGCCAGGCGTGCAGCGTCAAGCTAGATCCCGTGTACGTTAGGAACTGGCTGACGGGCCTGCCAGCAGACGGCGAGCCTGTGGTGAGCGTTGAGGCCGTGGACCGATCCAGCGCCGTCGTGTTCCGGTGCGGCGAGTACACCGGCGTCGTGATGCCGCTGGCACTTGACTGAGTACATACGGTGGCTGTGGGTTTCATCACCAAGGAGGGCATAGCCCATGCGGTCGATTCTGTTAGCAGTTCTGGTTTGTCTTTCTTTCATCAGTGCCGCCTATGCGGAGCGGTACCACAGCCGCACGGTAGTGCGTACCACGGCACAGCAGGATGCTGACGATATGGCACGCACCGGCCGCTTTGGGCATCGCGGGTGCTGCGGTTGTCGTGAAGGCATTGGCATGGGCAGCACGCCCGAGGATGCTTTGGCGCGCTGTTGCTACAACGACGGCCGCTACGTGATCCGTGAGCGTGCCGTTGCTCGAGGTGCCAACGGTCGGTGGTATGCGGTCATTCGTTACGCCAACTGATGCCGAGCCAAACCGGTGGCGGTGGATTCCCATTGCGGAAACACCGCCGCCGGAAGGCCGGATCATCATCTGCCGAGACATCAACGGCAACAAATACGTGGACATGATTTCGTACGTGCCAGACGATCCGGCAGGGCTTCCGCCTCTGCCGACGCTCAAGCACGTGACACATTGGATGTTGGCACCAGAGGGACCACATGGCTGATCGCGTCTGTATCGTTGGGCATCGAAAGCGCACTGTGGATCGTGAGTTGCTCAAGCAGTTGTGGTTCGATGAGTCGCTGACGATCGTGCAAATTTCCGTACGCCTGCACTGCTCAAGCCCCACGATCTACAGCGTGGCCAAAGAAATGGGATTGCCGAACCGCAGGTGCCTGATGGGCCGGGAGTGTTTCTTTCCGGTGACAGACCCGACACCTGAAGAAATTGCCCAGCGTGCGGCTGAACAGCGGGCGCTTCGCGGGCCTGGGTGGGTCATGAAATGAGAACGGCTGCGATCAGCGGCCCGTCCGCTGCATCGCTTGGTTCTCATGAATAAGCGACATGAAATACGACGCACTTATCGCGAACCTTCGCTGCCAGTACGAACGCTATCGCGGCAGCGGAACTCGCATGGAACAAATGCTGAAGGATGCTGGTGCTGCACTAGCGAAGGCGAGGCTTACCGACGATGAACGTGAGGCGATTTCAGAAGCGGTCGGAGCGTACAACGACAACGACGACGACGAGGAATGTGCGAAGATCGCAGCCACGCTTCACGGCCTACTGAAGCGGCTAGGCTGAGAACCACTGTTTATACGTCACCGTTAGCGCTCACCGTGTCGTATAACGCGCCGAGAATTCACGCCGGGCGGCCGAGAAACAGCACGGCCCGCGATTAACACGCAAGATAAGGCAACCACGTGACGCGTGCACTGATTACCGGCATTACCGGCCAAGACGGTTCCTACCTTGCGGAATCGCTGCTGCACAAAGGCTATGAAGTGCACGGTCTTCGGCGTCGGTGCAGCACTGACGGCACGCAGCGGATTGACCATCTGCTCGCAGAGCACTCGCCGGCCGTTCAGGTGCACTACGGCGACTTGTCGGACGGCAACGGATTGGTGCGGCTGATACGTGCCATACGGCCAGACGAGGTATACAACCTTGGTGCACAGTCGCACGTCCGCGTGTCGTTCGACCAGGCGGCATACACCGCAGACGTAACGGCGCTTGGCGTGTTGCGGCTGCTCGAGGCGATCCGCGAGGCGCAGGACGCCACAGGCCAGCAGATTCGCTTCTATCAGGCGTCCAGCTCAGAGATGTTTGGCCAGGTCGCTGAGACTCCGCAGCGCGAGTCAACGCCTTTTCACCCACGGTCACCGTATGGAGTGGCCAAGGTCTACGGCCACTGGGCCACGGTCAACTACCGGGAGAGCTACGGGCTGCACGCGTCGTGTGGAATTCTTTTCAACCACGAAAGCCCACGCCGTGGTGATGCGTTCGTCACCCGCAAGATCACGCGTGCTGCTGCACGCATCAAACTGGGCATGCAGGCAAAGTTGCATTTGGGAAACCTTGATGCCCTGCGTGATTGGGGATACGCCGGCGACTACGTTGAAGCCATGTGGCTGATGCTGCAGCAGGAGCAGCCAGACGATTACGTTGTGGCGACAGGCGAAACGCACAGCGTTCGTGAGTTCCTCGAGGCCGCATTCAGTCGCCTTGGCCTTGATTGGCGTGAGCACGTCGTGCACGACGCACGTTTCGAGCGGCCTGCCGAAGTCGATCTGCTGCTTGGCGACAGCACCAAGGCAAGGCGCGTGCTTGGCTGGAAGCCGCTGGTCACGTTCCCTGAGTTGGTGGCCATGATGGTTGATGCGGACCTAGAGGCCGCAGGGCGTGAGCGTATTCTTCGCAGCGCTTGACGCGCCGGCCATCATCCGGCCATGCGTCCAATCACGTTCAGCGTGCCAGGTGATCCAGTGCCGCAGCCACGTCCGCGAGTCTCAACGCGGGGAGGCTTCGGGCGTGCATACGTCCCGAGCACGCATCCTGTGCACCACTACAGGAAATGTGTTGCTGCCTGTGCCGTCAACGCTGGGCTCACGGCCACCGATCAGCCCATCAGCGTCATCATTGACGCGGTATTTGTCCGGCCTAAGTCTCACATGAACAAGTCAGGCATCAAGCCGGCTGCACCGCAGTTGCCAAGGCCCGATGTGGACAACGTCGCTAAGGCCGTGCTGGATGCCTTGCAAGACGTGATTGGCGACGACACCAACGTGGCACGTTTGGTGATTGAAAAATCCTACGGCACCGAGGCCCGCACAACGGTACGTATCCAATGAGCAATGCCAGCCTGCACGATTACCTGCGTGACCACTGCCAGCTGCACGACGTGTGGCACTACTTGGAAATCGGAGTGCGTGACGGCGATTCATTGCGGGTCGTGGTCGAGAACGGCCACGCGTTGCAATCTGTCTGGCTGTCCGATACGTGGGGCGGCGAGTACGGCGGCACCAATCGTGGCAGCCACTGGCACATCGAAAAACTTCTGGACGAATTCCCCTTCTTGGGCCGGATCGCATTCCTAGACGGCGACAGCCGAGTAACCATCCCAGCGTTGATGCCCCAAAAGGCTAATGCGTTCGACCTGGTGTTGGTGGACGGCGACCACTCTGCCGCCGGCGCCATGGCGGATCTTCAAAACGTCTGGCCGCTGGTCAGGCCAGACGGTTGCGTTGTTTTCCACGATACCAATCACCCGGCCCACCCTGAACTGCGGCAGGTGTTTGACGCGTTCGTCGTTCAGCACAGGGCACCGCACATGGTGAACGACGCCGGCTATGGATTGGGTGTCGCATGGAAAAACTAACGGTTCCAGATTGGCTTGTGTTTCCTATGGAAATTTTTGCCGAAGACATGGAGCGGCACATTAAGCACGGGCTCACGGTGCTGGCACGCTCCAAGATCGCAATGGTTGGTCTTGCCAGGAACTGTGCACCCAACCTTGAGCGGAACCTTGGCAACGCTCAGCACTTGGCACGGCTGTGCCGAGATTGGTGCCTGCACATCGAGGAAAACGACAGCACCGATGAAACGGTGCAAGTTCTGTCCGACTACTGCCGCGACTTCCCCAAGGCCACGTTCACGTCACGGCGATTAGGTCGCAAGCAGTACAGCACAGAGTTTGCCGGTCGCCGCACGATCGCGCTTGCGGAGTACCGCACAGCGTGCCAACGGTGGGTGAAAGATTGTGCCGCAGACGCAGACTTCGTTGTGATGATTGATTGGGACCAGTTTGCGTGGTCGCATCACGGCGTTGTGCACGGATTCGGCGCGATGGCAGAAACGCCAGACGCATCCGGCATGGGCAGCGTGTCACTGCTTGAGGCAAACGTGGCGGAAAGCGACGGGACGAACATTCGGCAGAAGCGTGGTTGGCTGCACTACGACTGCTGGACGCTGCGAATCAACACGTGGTGGGACGATTACACAGCCGGACAGGGTGCGTGGAAGCACCAATGGTTGCCGCCGGTTGGTTCGCCCCTGATTCCGGTGTGCACCGTCTTTGGCGGGCTGGCGATCTACCGCACCGCCGACTACCTGCAGGGAACCTATGACGGCACGACAGACTGCGAGCACGTGACGCTGCACAAGACGATTGGCGAAAGGACAGGCAAAAGGATGTACATGAACCCAGCGCAACGCTGCGTGATGCAATTTCTACAGCCTGTCGAGGCCAGGGATGGCGGGAAACACTGCGACGATTAGCCTGACGGCGTTTCGCGCCGATTGGCTGACACATATGCCGATGCGGTCGCTGTGTGATCGGTACACGATCACGCGTGACCAAGTCATCAGGCTGAAGCACGTCTGGTCGTTGCCGCCCAGGCATGACCGGCGATTCCGAGCCAAGCCGCTACGGCAGGCAGACCCAACGCCGGCCGAGATAGCAGCCGCCTGCATTCGCCTGCAGGCATCATGGGACGAAAAGACACGCGAAGACCGCCGCGTGCAAAAGACACAGCACGTGACACTGCGAGTGGTGCCGATCTACGGCGACGAACTACGGCACGAACTGCCCGACTCGCAGAGCATTGCTGATGCAATGGACGAGCAATGATCGAAAAGCCAGCAGACACCGTCTACCGCCGCATCGTCATCGAGTACGGGCAGGTGTACGCCTACGCGTACTACCTGAACGAAAACGGAAAGATTTTGGCTGAAGAGTGCTGGAAGCAGCCCTTTCGGCTGGACCGCCGCGACGTGCAGGACGAGGCCGGCGATACGTGGGATCTGATCTACCAGCACCTGCAGGACACGGTGCTGTGGTCTGCAAGTGACGCCGAGGACCTGGGCAAGATGGAACCAGACCCACCAGAGGAGTAGCCATGCCCAACTACGAAGCCACGCCAGAAGAACTTGCCCAGTACGGCGCCGGGCTGTCGATCTGGCAACAGATTGCGTTGCTGCAGGCGTGGTCGCCGCTGATTGGCTACGGCCAGCGGTTCATCAACGAAATGGACCCGTACAAGCGTTCCGTCATCGTAAGCGAAGCGGCCGAATGGCTGGCATCCAAGACCAAGTCGCAAGCGGATGACCAATTGGTGCGATTGCTGGCTGACGTACTGAAGACAACGCAGGGCGAATCACTCGTGAGGTGGTGTCTTCTGCAGGTGGAGGCTAGCAGGTGAATGCTGACACTGCATTTCGTGCCGCTGCCGTCATTGTGGCGGTGGTTCTGGCGGCTGCTCCCTACTGGCCGCAAATCAGTGCCGCCGCAGGTCGTGCGATGGAAGCCGCAAAAGAAAAAGCCGGCCTGATCGGTCGTGTGGCCGCCATCGCACTTCTGTTGGCCGCTGCCTACGGCAAGGTGCCGCTGCCTGCCATGCCGTCTATGCCTGCTGCCGGCGTCAACGTGGAGACTCCCGCCGTGGAGATGCAGCAGTTAGTGCGGCCGGTGGCCGAGGCCATGCGGGAAATGCCGTACGGTGACCGGATGCTTTGGGCTGCCACGTGGAGCAAGGCAGCCGTGGTCGTAGCCGGCGATGCCGTCAGCACTGAGGTCGTGTTAACTGACACCAGATCGCTGCGACTGTTCACCACGCTGGCCCTAGACATTGCGTGGCGGCGGATCGGCCAGCACGTGCCAGGTGGCAACGAGCCGCTGCGGAAGGCCGTGGAAGCCGCCTACGGGCAGGCCGTAGGCACTGACGTGGTGCCGGTCACTGCGGACGTGCGTGCCCGGTACGGAGCGTTTTCCAAGGCCGTGGCATGGGCCGGCGTCAACGGAGGCTGACGCATGGCCGACTTCCTGCCATTGATGGGCTACTCGCCCAACCGTGAAGGCACTGACGCGTTTCTGGCGTCGTTGCCTAGGCCAACGCTGGCGCAAGCCGGCCCGGATCTCGCGCTGGATGAAAGCCGCGATGTGTTCCTTGGGTCGGCACTGCTGAAGTGCGACCCGTCGTGGAAGCGTGGTTCCCAAAAGATCGGCAGTTGTGTCGGATGGGGCTGGAGCCTGTCGTGCGACATTCTCGCGGCCTGTGACATCTTGCTGCGGAATGAGCCAGAAACGTACGGCGGTCGCGTGCTCGAGGCCAGCGTGTACGGGTTCAGCCGGGTGGAGGTGAGAGGCCAGCGAAATCTAGGTAGCGATGGGTCTTACGGTGGCGCTGCCGCCAAGGCGGTCACCAAGTACGGCACGCTGCACTACGGACAGGACTACGGCGGCCAGACATTCACCGACAACAGCGGCACGCGAGAGAAGGAATGGGGCCGGGACGGCGTTCCCGACGCATTGGAAAAGTACGCAGCCGAGCACACCGTCAGCAGCGTGGCATTGGTCAGGACGTTTGAAGACGCTGCCCGAGCGATCCAGAACGGCTATCCAGTGGCCGTGTGCTCCATGCAGGGCTTTTCCATGACGCTCCGCGACGGCGGCTACCTGTCGCCAATGGGGTCGTGGGCACATTGCATGATGTTTGCCGGCGTTCGATGGAAACCGTATCCGGCCGTGTTGTGCGTCAATTCATGGGGAGACTGCTACAGCGGCGACGTTGACACGGCGTTGCCAGTGCAGTTTCAGAGGTCTGCCGGCTGGGTGCGAGCCGAAACGTGCAGCCGGATGCTGTCCGGTGAGGATTCGTTTGCCCTGTCTGGCTACAGCGGCTTTGCACCACGGACGCTGCCCGCCAACTGGCTGGAGGGGATTCTGTGAGATACATGCTGCTTCCGCTGGCGATCGTGGCCGGCTGCGTTGCGACATTGCCAGACGATCACACGGTCACCGCAGACCTCGCGTGCGAAACGGCCCGCTTGGTCGTGCAGTTGCGTAACGAGATCGCCCCCAGCCCGGCAAGCGACGAGTGCGACAACTGCGATGGCACAGGCAAGATTGGCGATGGCCGCATTGTGCTGACCTGCCCTGTTTGCAAAGGCACTGGCAAGAAATGAACGCCACAGCAGAGCCATCGGCCACGCTCGAGCAGTTGCAGGCACACGTCTGGCAGCGGCTTAGCCTGCAGAAGCACGTAGCCGGTAGACGCATTGTGGACCGGATCACAAGACGTGCCGTGCGTCAGTGGCCCGTGCCTGTGCTGCTGCAGTGTGACCCCGCCCAGGCCAACGTGGTGGGAACCTACTACACACGCACGATCACTAGGCAGTCACGCCAGGAATTCGGCATGGGCATCATTCTGACGCTGATCCTCGGCGCTTTGGTGCAGGAAATTATCAAGTTGCTGGTGGCGTGGTGGATCGACCACCGCAGCGAAATGATTGCCATTGTGAGCAGGTGCAGCCATGACAGCTGAGGAACTGAAGCAGGGCGTGCTTGACACGTTTCTGCGGATTGCTGATCGGTTTGGCGTTCCGTGCGTTGTGCTGGCCGTCGTGCTGTACTTCGGCCGCGAGGCTTGCCAGGTGCTCTACAGTGGGGCAGTTGAGCCCGTGGTGAAATCGCACATCGAGTTCTTAGAGGCCACGAGCGAAACGCTGCACGAGATTGGTGCCGTGCAGACACAGCAGGCGAAGACGCTGCAAGAATTGGCACAAGGCCAGCACGAAATCAAAACGGCCATTTCGCAGAGGAACTGACGCATGGCAATGAGCCCAAAGCTATTGCGCCCACGACAAACCAGCCAATTCGCCGCGCTGCGGAATGGGCTGGCAGGTTACTGGGCGTTTAACGAATCAGCCGCCAGCGGTGACGTGAGTGCGACGAACTATGTCACCGGTGGCGTGTCGCTTACGTCGGTGAATTCCGTGCCATCAACCACCGGCATTCAAGGAAACGCGAGAAACTTCACGACAGCCAACAGCGAACGACTCTATGCGTCCATCAGCGGCAATGCCAGCCTGACGCTTATAGGACCAACGGCGTTCAGTGTGGCCTTTTGGTTCCGTCCCAACGGCAACGCATCTGCCGCAAACACGTATGGACTGGTTTCCAACGACTCATTCCCAACGGAACGTGGAATGGCTATTGGCATGCCATCAAGCGGGTCAACGTCGTGGAACATGCCGCATTTGTACATTTTTTACACGGACAACACCACCGACACGTACAACCCGTGGAACGGAATTCTGCCCGCCACCATTGCCAAGGATGTGTGGCACTTCATCTGTATTCGCCGGGACGGCAACACTGTTTCATCGACATTCAATGGCACTGCCGGCACTCCCATTACGCTGACTAAGACGCCGCGTGCATCGCGCACCAACCTGCATGTTGGAATTCGATATGGCACGTCTGGCGCCGGTGCGGACTTCTTCAACGGTGATGTGGACGAGCTTGCCATATGGAGCCGTGCCCTAAGCGATTCGGATGTGTCTAGCCTGTACAACAGCGGCGCAGGAATTGACCTGACAAAATGAGCACACCAGCAATAGACGGCATGATTGCGGATCTGTGGCCCAATCTCGCAGCCGCCCAAGACGCGCACCACGCCGCGCACGGCGTGTACTTCCAATGCCTGTGGACGCACGCAGCGGCACCAGACACTGACGCAGCCCCTGATCTACAGGGCATTACGCCTGCCGGCCAGGCGGAAGTGCCAACAGACTGGTTGCCGCAATTGATTCGGGCACGCCTGTCAGTTGACACGTACGGCCAACCTGACGGCTGGACGCTGACAGCACAGGCAATCGTGGACGGGCAGACCGTGCTGCGAAGGTGTGACTGTGGCATTGATGGAACGCGGTCGTGCGAATGGCAAGTGCCGCAAGTGGCCCCTGACTGACCGAAGCCTCTACTGCAAGACACCACGTGCACCCCATAGCCTAAGTACAAGGAGACAGCCAAATGCCCGACGCCCAACTGTACCGCCGCACACGCACCGTCGATATCACCCTGTCCACGGCCACCTCGAGTGCCACCACGCTCAGGCTAGATGACATGGCAGGTGCTGTCGTGTCGTTTGGCACCATGTCCACCAGTGCCACCACGCTGCAGATGTGGGGCTGCGACACGGAAAGTGGCGCCTACAAGCGGGTGTACAAGGCCGATGGCAGCGTGGCTGACGTTACGCTGGCCCCCTCGACTGCGGCGGGCAGGATATACGCCATGCCCGACGAGGTGTACGCCCTGCCATTCGTGAAGATCCTGAGCGCCCACACGGCGGCAACAGGCGTGGCTGGTGTCGTGGTGTTCAAGAGCTAGGGCCATGCCCCAGCGGATACCAACGCACAGGCCACTGCGTCTGCGTACGGCGCAACGCAGGGATGAGTCTGGGCGGCCCAATGCGGCGGCGCGTGGGTACTGCTCAATTGCGTGGTTCAAGATCCGCCAGGGTGTTCTCACACGTGACGCCTGGCAGTGCCAAGAGTGCGGCCGTGTGTGTGCGAACAAGCGCGAGGCGCACGTCGATCACATAACGCCGAAGGTGAACGGCGGCACGGATGACCTGGCCAACCTGCGTACGCTGTGTATCAGGTGCCACAGCCGCAAGACAGCACGGGAAACTCGGTGGGGAGGGCGGGTTGGATCGTAACGACTCGCATTGAGCGAAACCACGGCGTTTCCTTCAAAATTTGTGCCCGCACCTAACGGCATGGGGGTAGGTACTGAACATTTGACAACGTCCGCATTCTGCAGGCATGTCACTCACATGCTGCGATTGCGGTGCCGCGATTTCTCGGAGCGGCGTTCGCGGAAGAAACCCAAAGCGTTGCCCGAAATGCCGTTCAGCGTTTAGGGCTGAATCCGAGCGGTGCCGTGTTCGCCTGCGGCATCCAATCCATAAGCATGAGTGCCGAACGTGCCGAAAAAGTTTCTCCACGTTTCGGAAAGTGCAACATTTCTGCTCTTATTTGTGCATGCACTTGGGGCAAAGGAGCCGCGTCTTGATGCCATGCGGCGATCCGGCTTGCGCTAAGCAAGTTGAGAGAACGCCTAGCAAGCTCGCTAAGGGCAAGGTGTACTGCTCCAACGCATGTGCAGAGTCGAGGTTCCCGCCACCGCATGTATGCCAAAACCCTAAATGTGGCCGTCGCTTCCGCATGAAGCACGTCACAAAGAACCCCTGGCAGAACAAGGGCAAGTATTGCTGCCCAGATTGTTACCGGGACCACCGCTGGGGAGATCATCGGCCTAGGAGGAAACGGAGCCCGCTGGCTAGGCGAGCGGCGGCCGACAAGGCGCTTGTCACCTCGCTTCGAAAGCGGTGCAAGGTGTTTGGCGTGACGTTCGACCCGGCTTGCACGAGAGGTGCCGTGCTGGAGCGTGACGGCTGGAGATGCCAGAAGTGCCGCGTGTTGTGCAATAAAGAATATGTGCTAGATGCCGTCACGAAGTCTCCGCACAAGCTTAATGCAGAGCACGACCACATTATTCCGCTGTCCTCGCCAGGCAGCCTAGGAAACGTGTTTGAAAACTCGCAGTGCCTTTGTCGGCAGTGCAATGGAGCGAAACGCGATAAGCCAGAAGGACAGCTGCGGCTGTGCCTTGAGGAGGAAGCATGGGGCGCAGGGGTCCGCGTCCGCAGCCAACGGAACTCAAAATCCTGCGAGGAAATCCGGGTCACCGTCCTCTAAACAAGGCCGAGCCACAGCCGCCGGCGGATGGCGTGGTGATGCCGTCGCACCTGGGTGCAGTGGCGGTCGACAAGTGGAACGAACTGCTACCGCTGCTCCAGGCGGTGCGAGTGATGACCCGTGCCGACATCGAAGCGCTGGCCAGGTACTGCGACACCTACGAATGGTGGCTTGCGACGCGTGCAAAACTCAAGGCGGAAGGCGACACGTACCCGATTCTGAATGACAAGGGCGACGTGAAGTACATCGCACAGCGGCCCGAGGTATCGATAGCAAACAAATTAGCGACGCAGCTGCGGCAGTTAGAGAGCGATTTTGGCTTGTCTCCTGCAGCCAGAACGAGCCTCAAGGTTGAGCCGGATGCCAAGGAAGAAAGCACGTTGGCCAAGTTCCTTGCCCGTCGCGCGAAGGCGTGAGTGGGTTGACGGGTTCACGTACGAACCGGCAGACCCAAGCCTAGTCGTCGAGTTTCTTGAGAGCGTCTGCGTCCACACCAAAGACGGCGCCACGACGAGGGCCGGCGATCCGGTGCAACTTCTGGAGTGGCACCGCGACGAAGTCATCAACCCGATCTACGGGTGGAAAGACAAGGACAACCGCCGCCGCTATCGCGTCTCCTACCTTGAGGTGCCAAAGAAAAATGCAAAGAGCACGCTGCTTTCCTGCCTGGCTATTTGGCATCTGGTGATGGAAGGCCATGGCGAACTGGGTTGCATTGCTGCCAAGGACCGCAACCAGGCCGCCATTATCTACGACGAAACGGCCAAGATGATCCTGGGGTCGCCGGAACTGCGTGGCGTGCTCGAGGTGATTGACAGTCGCAAGACGATCGTGAACCGCAGCAACAACAGCAGCCTGCGCGTCATTTCCCGCGATGCTGGTTCCGCTGAAGGTCCGTCGTATTCGTTCGTGTTTTTTGACGAGTTGCACGCTCAGCCAGACAGGAAGCTGTGGGAAGCCCTTCGGTACTCAGGTCGCTCCAGGCCGCAGCCTCTGATCTGCACGATCACCACGGCAGGAAGCGACAGGCAATCAATCTGCTGGGAGCAGCACGAGTACGCGGAGCAGGTGATTGCAGATCCTGCCTACGACCCACGTTTCTACGGCCGCATATGGGCGGCACAGAAAGACGTGGACGACTACTTTTCGCCAGCCGTGTGGAGGAAATGCAATCCAGGCATGGGTGTGACGATGACGGAAGAGTCGTTCGCAGCTGATGCCATGGAGGCTAAAAACAAGGCCACTAAATTAAATGGGTGGCTGAGATATTCGCTTGGAATTTGGACAGAGACAAGCAATCGGTTTCTGGACCCTGACAAGTGGGCCGGGTGCGCGTTGCCGCCTGTTGTGCCGCTGGCTGGCCGACCGTGCATCATCGGCATGGACTTGAGCAAGAGCACGGATCTTTCGGCGGTCGTGGCTTTATTCCCGCATGAGGATGGCACCTTCGATGTTGATGCCATGCTGTTCAGCCCGCGTGATCTCATCATGGAACGCGAGCGAACCGATCGCCAGCCGTTCCAGCACTGGGTGGATTCTGGCTACATCACGGCCACAAGCGGCAACGTCATAGACCACGGCGTGATCCGTGAGTACGTGCTGAAGTACGCCAAGGCACACAGCGTTGAGCGTGTGCTAATGGACATGACCGGTGCCGTGCAGTTGGGTGTGGAACTGCAAGGAGCGGGCCTGACTGTGGAATCATTTGGACAGGGTTTCCGCTCAATGAGCAGCCCTACCAAACTGCTGGAGAGCTTGGTGCTTCAGCAGAAAATACGCCACGCAGGCAACCCAGTGCTCTCGTGGATGGCTGCAGGCGTGACGGTTGAGACAGGAGCCTTTGAGGACATTCGCCCTGTTAAGAAAAAGAGCACATGCCGGATTGACGGGATTGTCGCTCTGATCTTTGCGCTTGGCGGCTGGGAAGCGAACAGCATAAAGAAGGCCACAGAACAGTCCTGGGACATGATGACGCTATGAGCGAAAACGCCGCCGCCGACTTCAAGATGATTGACCTTCGTGGCATCGACTGGCCCGAGGTTTCGCCGTCTCGCACGCCGTCTGGCATCCGTGTCAACGCCGACAACTCAATGGCATGCTCGGCCTACACGGCTTGCATCCGCGTCATATCGGATGCCGTTTCTGCACTTCCGCTGCACGTCTACGAACGCATGGCCAACGGCGGCAAAACCAAAGCGGCAACGCATCCTGTGTATCGATTGCTGCACCAGCAGCCCAATCCCTGGCAGACAGCCCAGGAGTTTAGGGATTGGATGACCGGCATGTATCTGCACTACGGTGCGTCGTATGCCGAGATCCGCCCAGGTGCTCGAGGTGCCGTATCTGAGCTGTGGCCGCTGCACAGCAGTCGCATGGAGCCCGAGCGGCTGGAGGACGGCACGGTCCGCTACAAGTACCGCGAGCCCAGCGGCCGGCAGACGGTCTACTCACAGTCGCAGATCTTCTGCCTGCGGTTCACGACCGAGGACGGCATTAAGCCGATCCCGACCTACAAGATTTTCCAGAACGCCATCGGCCTGGCCCAGGCTCTTGAGGCCCACGGCAGCACCTACTTCGGCAACGGTGCCCGGCCGGGGATCGTGCTGGAGAGTGACAACCCGATTCCGGCCGAGGCGGCTGAGCGGCTACGCGAGCAGTGGGAACGGATGCACCGTGGGCCGGACCGTGCTCACCGCACTGCGGTCCTGCCCAACGGCGTAAAGGCTCACGAGCTCAGCGGCAGCAACGAGGCTGCCCAGTTCCTTGAGACGCGGCAGTACCAAGTCATTGAGATTTGCCGTGCGTTCCGTGTGCCGCCGCACATGATCCAAGACCTGACACGCAGCACCTATTCCAACATTGAGGTGCAAGGCACCGAGTTCGTGCAGCACTGCCTGCTGCCGCATCTCAAGCGGTGGGAAGCGGCCATCAGCCGTGACCTCATCGTGGACGATGAAACGTATTTTGCCGAGCACAGCGTGAGCGGCCTGCTGCGTGGCGACCACGCCAGCCGGTCGGCCTACTACGTTTCCGCGCTCCAGAACGGGTGGATGACCATTAACGAGATTCGGGAACTGGAGAATCTGAACCCGATTGGGCCGGAAGGCGACAAGCACTTTGTTCAGTTGAACATGACCACGCTGGACAAGGTGGGCGCGGAGCCGCCGGCACCAGCCGCTGAGGCTGAAGACAGCCCAGCAGATGACGCCGAAGACCAGTCCGAACAGGAGGACACGACCGATGGAAATTGAGCGCCGCGATTTCGCTTTTGAAGAAGAAAACGAACTTGTGGTGGAAAGCCGCGCCGACGGGCGAGCGGCCATTGTTGGCTACGCGGCCGTATACAACCGTCTGTCCCTCGACCTTGGCGGCTTCCGAGAAGAGATCCTGCCTGGTGCATTCGACAAGATTCTCAGCCGGCAGCGTGGTCGGCAGGACGTGGTTGCCCTGTTTAACCACGACAGCAACATCGTTCTGGGCCGCACCTCGAGCGGCACGCTGGAGTTGTCCACGGATGACAAGGGCTTGCGGTACGTGGTGACTCCACCAGTGAGCCGTGCCGATGTGCTGGAACTAATCCAGCGTCGTGACGTTCGGGGATCTTCCTTTGCGTTCACCGTTGACAAGGGCGGCGAAGGCTTCCGCCAGGGCGATGACGGCAAGGCCGTGCGGCAGATCCGCGAGGTGTCTGGCCTGTATGACGTTGGCCCTGTGCTGGTTCCTGCGTACCCGCAGACCAGCGCTGGCGTGGCCATTCGTTCCTACGAAGCTTGGATGGCTTCGCAGTCGCAGCCTGAGCCCGAGGCGGTTGCCGCTGCTATCGCCAAGCGTTCCTTGGTCCGTGACGCCGCTGCGGCGTGGTCACTGAGGCTGCGCCGTGTCTGAGGCCCGCTGCACCTGCGGCGAAAAACTGCGGTGCCGTTCCAGCCGCCCATGCGGTGACGAGCGGCAGCGGTACATGCGTTGCCCAAGGTGCGGTGCACGCGGTGTCGTGTTTGTGAAAACAACACTTTCCGAAGTGCGCTTCTGCAAGAGGCCGGCACGCTAGTGGCACTGTGGACTCCATCGGCAATACCGCCGGCGGAGAACTCACACAGTGGACAACCTCAAGAAGCTGCAGGACGAGGCCGTTAACCTCGCCAACCGTATCGACGCCGTGCGGGCCATTGAAGGCGACGCGGACAAGATTGCCGAGCGTGACCT